CTGGCGGCCACTGCACGCATGAATCATATAACTACGCACGCGAACGAGCACGCCAAGGCGCAGTAGTAATTAAAGGCAGCAGCAAACGCAACGGCCCAGCCGTTGGTAAGGGCTCAAAGGTCGATGTGAATTGGAAGGGAAGAATAATAAAACGTGGTGTGGCGTTGTTTATTGTTGGCAGTGATACTATCAAAACAACTTTATTTGGCAGGCTTAAGCATGAAGAATCTAAATTACATTTCGGATTAGCAGCAGATGAGGAGTATTACCGGCAATTAACAGCAGAGAAGCAATCGTTAAGATACGTGAAAGGGTTTCCGGTTCGGGAATGGGTAAAGAAAGCATCGGAGCGAAACGAGGCGTTGGATTGCGCAGTGTATGCTTATGCGGCATTACAGCTTTGCTACCGCCGCTATAACCGCGCAACGATGTGGGACCAGCTATCGAAACAAGGCAGGCCGGCGCCGCTAAGATCTAAGAAGGAAGCACCTGCATCTGCCTTTACTAACAACTGGTAAGCCGTGAAAATCCCAGCACAAATCAGGGCAGGCGACACTATTAAGTGGCGGGATGATGCTGGCGTTGATAATTTAGGCAACACCATTAGCAGCGACACATGGACGCTGACTTATTTCTTGCGGACAAACACCGCCTCTGAAGGCGCCACGGTTGTTGGCACTGCTTACGGCACAGGATGGGAGTTTACAATATCTGCTGCTACCAGCGCTGGCTTTGATGCAGGCGATTGGTACTGGCAAGCGATTGCAACGTATAGCACCGAGAAGGTAACGCTAGGCGCAGGCCAGCTTGAGGTGCTTAAAGCACTGAGCTACACCGGCAGCCCAGGCGCCCTTGATGGCCGGACGCAAGCAGAAACCGACCTAACAGCAGTACAAACGGCGATACGGGCTATTGTTGCTGGCGGCGCTAAGCAATATAGTATCGGCAACCGAGCATTTACTAAGCTGGACCTTAGCGAACTTATGGAACGTGAAAGCAGATTGAAAGCCGAAGTAAAACGCGAGCAAAAGGCGCAGCTTATTGCTAATGGCTTGGGTAATCCCCACAATTTATTCGTGAGGTTCTGATGGGATTACGCACAGAGCTATTTAAAAAGTTTGGATTGCAACCGATAGGTAAACCGCAGCAGCGCGCATACCAAGGCGCAAGGATAAACCGGTTGACGGCTGACTGGATAACAAGTGCAACCAGCGCCGATAGTGAGATTAAGTCTAGCTTTAAGGCATTACGTAATCGCGCTAGGCAGTTGTGCCGCGATAATGATTATGCAAGGCAAGCATTGCGCGTAATACAAAACAACGTTATCGGCCACGGCATCAAGCACCAAGGCCAAGTAAGGATGCAAGGGGGCGACAAGTTAGACCAAACAATTAACGGGCAGATTCATGAAGCGTGGGAATACTGGAGCAATAAAAACCGCTGTGATGTAAGCGGCATTTTAGGTTTCCATGACCTTGAGCGTTTGATATGCAGAAGTCTTGCTGAAAGTGGAGAGGTATTTATTAGGATGATTCGTCAGCCATTTGGCGATAGCAAGATCCCATTTGCATTGCAGGTGCTGGAATCTGATTATCTGGTTGATGATGAAGTACCACAACCGGCAGAAGGTAATATTGTGCGGATGGGTATTGAGGTCAATAGTTACCTAAGGCCGCAAGCGTACCACTTCTACGCGAACCACCCAGGCGATACCTATGCCGGCAATACTCGCACTAATGGCAAGAAAATACGCATACCAGCAGAAGAAATAATACATTTGTTTTTGCCAGAACGCCCAGGCCAAACCCGTGGCGTTACGTGGTTTGCATCTGCCTTAATGCGTATGCACATGTTGCAAGGGTACGAGGAAGCTGAGGTTGTACGGGCAAGAGCTAGCAGCGCATTGATGGGGTTTATATCAAGCCCCGAAGGCGAGCTGATGGGTGATGAAGTTTATGATAATGAACGCGTAAGTGAATTTACCCCAGGTGTATTTAAGTATTTGCAGCCAGGCGAATCTGTCAACGTGCCAGACCTTAATGCACCTGACGGGCAACTAGAACCGTTCACCCGGTCAATGCTGCGTGCTGTAGCGGCTGGCGTTGGCGTTAGCTTTGAAAGCATTAGCAAAAACTTTTCTGAATCTAATTACAGCAGTAGCAGGCTTAGCTTGCTTGAAGAGCGTGATACTTACCGAGTATTGCAGCGCTACTTTATAGAAAATTTCCATCAGCAAGTATTTGATAAATGGCTTGAGATGGCAGTGTTAAGTGGTGAGCTAAACCTACCGGCTTACGAAACAAATCCCGCGCGTTACGCCGCTAGCAAATGGGTGCCGAGGAGTTGGGAATGGGTGGACCCACAAAAAGAAGTTAGTGCATACAAAGATGCGGTGAGATGCGGGTTTAAAACATTACGCCAGGTCGTTACAGAACAAGGCGGTGATTTGGATGATGTATTAATTGCGCGCCAAGCTGAGCTTGCAATGCTTGATGAGATGGGCATTATTACTGACACTGACCCAAGCGAAGTGAACGGCGGCGGCGGTTCGCAGGCAACATCCATGATGGGCGCAATGCCAGCATTCGAGGAGACTGACCCGCCAATGGATGATGAGGAGGGCGAGGAAGAGGCTGAGACAGATGGCGAATATTAACGGCGAAGAGGTAGACCTTATGCCCACTGAAGGCATGAGGGAAGAGGCCGAGCGCTACCGGGCGTGGAAAGCTGAAGGCAATGCAGGCGGTACTGAGGTTGCTGCCAGCCGTGCCAGCCAAATTTTAAGCGGTGAGGAGCTTAGCCCTGCCACAGTCATAGCGATGTCGGCATGGTTTGCCAGGCATGAAGTAGATAAGCAAGGCGAAGGCTTCAACCCAGACGAAGATGGCTACCCATCGCCTGGGCGTGTTGCATGGGCTGCATGGGGCGGGGATGCGGGGCAGAGTTGGTCTAACGCAAAGGGCAGTAGAATTAAAGAGATACAAGATAGAACGCTCATGCAAACTAACCGCGCCGAACCAGACGGATTGCAAGATGGTGATTTCGTGCAGTGGGATTCAAGCGGCGGCACCGCAAAAGGCAAGATTGAAAGCATAGAACGCGAAGGCAGCATCAATGTGCCTGATAGCGAGTTCACTATTGAAGGAACACCTGAAGACCCAGCGGCATTAATTAGGATTTATTCCGAAGGTGAAGATGGCTGGGAAGCGACAGAGACATTGGTTGGCCATAAGTTTTCTACGCTTACGAAGATTGCAGCATTACGCGCGATGGAAGGCCGCAAGTTCCAACGCGCAGAGATGACGGCATTTGCTGAGATGGACGACCGCACCTATGAATTCCCGTTTAGTTCCGAGAATCCAGTCGCTAGATATTTTGGCAATGAAGTGTTAAGCCACGAAACAAAAGCAGCAGACCTAAGCCGTTTGAATGATGGCGCGCCGCTGCTGTTCAACCATGATGTTGATCGTGTGATTGGTGTTGTAGAAACGGCAAGGATTGATGAGAAGCTAAAGCGGGGATATGCCCGTGTCAGGTTTAGTAAGAATGAATTTGCGCAAGAAGTTTTGGCCGATGTAAAGGACGGCATTCTACGGAATGTTTCCTTTGGCTATTCCATCGATAAGATGGAAGAGCGAGGTGGCAACTTTGTTGCTACTGCCTGGTCTCCCTACGAGATCTCACTTGTAGCGATCGGAGCTGACAATTCAATCGGAATTGGAAGATCCTTGCTATTGACTAACCCCGCTGCTCCGGCAGCACCAACCCCAGAACCCCTTCCTAACATGGAATCCGCCACTCCAGATCTGGCCGTGGTGCGGGCCGAAGCCGTTGAGGCCGAACGCTCACGCATCTCCAGTATCAATTCTCTATGCACTAAGCATGGGATGGCCGACCTCGGCCAACAGCTAATCGAATCTGGTCGTTCAATCGACGAGGCACGTGCTGCTGTTCTAGACAAAATAAACACCTATCAGGAGCCTGTGACTATGAGCGTTGCCGACATCGGCATGAGCGAAAAGGAAAGCCGCAGCTTTTCGTTTTTGCGTGCCATCAACTATTTAGCAAATCCAACCGACCGCGCTGCGCGTGAATCGGCTGCATTTGAGATTGAAGCATCTGATGCTGCGGCTGCCAAATTGGGCCGCCAATCACGTGGTATCACAATTCCCCAGGATGTGCTGCGCCGTGATTTGTCTGTAGGCACTGCATCCGCTGGCGGCAACTTAGTTGCTACTGATTTGGATGCTGGCAGCTTTATTGACTTGCTGCGTAACGCATCCGCACTAGACCAAGCAGGCGCTACTGTGCTAACCGGTTTGGTTGGTAACGTTGCAATTCCTCGCCAATCTGGCGCTGCTACTGCTTATTGGGTAGCTGAGTCTGGCGCACCTACTGAAAGCCAGCAAACGGTTGATCAAGTAAGCCTGACACCGCGCACGGTTGCAGCTTTCACTGATTACAGCCGCCGCCTGATGCTGCAATCCAGCATCGACGTTGAGAACATGGTACGCAATGATCTTGCCCGTGTATTGGCACTCAAGATTGACGTTGCTGGCCTTTATGGCACCGGCAATAGCAGCGAGCCATTAGGCCTCAAGCTAACAACTGGCGTTGGCACTGAGGATTTTGCTGCTGACACCCCTACATTTGCTGAAGTGGTAGCACTAGAAAGCGATGTAGCAGGCGCTAATGCATTGACCGGCAGCCCTGTGTATTTGATGAATGCTGCTATGCGCGGCGCTCTGAAGACTAAGGCCAAGGACACTGGCTCAGGTTTGTTTGTGATGGAAGGCGATTT